ACAAGCTTGCCATGCATTACCGCTGTGCCGCTTGTGACAACGAGTTTGTTAGCAATGATGTGCAGGTGGATCATATAAGCCCTGCGGTGGATCCCGCGAAGGGGTTTGTAAGCTGGGATGTTTATGTCGATAGGCTGTTCTGTGAGACGAGCAACTTGCAAGTGATGTGTAAGCCCTGCCACGCTGAGAAGACAGCAGCAGAAAAGAAACTGAGGAAGAAGAAATGAATGTACGCACAGTGTGGGCAACACCAGAGGGAGAGGCTCTGGTGGCTTATATGGCCCGTGTGAGCAACCCCGGCAATCAGGACAACCCAGAGAGTGCTCCGAAGCTAATTAAATACTTAGCTAAGAACAATCACTGGAGCCCTTTTGAAATGGTTAATATTTGCATGGAGATTGAGACAACCCGCGACATTGCCCGTCAAATCCTCCGCCATCGAAGCTTTAGCTTTCAGGAATTCTCACAGAGATATGCGGAGGTTCCTTCGGAGGGTTTTGAATACGGAGAGGCCCGTTTGCAGGATACAAAGAACCGGCAGAACAGCCTTGAGAGCGATGATGAGTATTTGAAGAACTGGTGGACAGCAATGCAATACAGAGCTACGGCAGACGCTGAATACATCTATCAGGAGGCTTTGAAGAAGGGAATTGCTAAGGAGGTTGCTCGTAAGGTGCTTCCTGAGGGGCTTACGAAGAGCAGGATGTATATGAATGGAACGCTACGAAGCTGGCTTCATTATGTAGCCATCCGCTGTGATGCAGCAACTCAGAAGGAGCACCGAGAGGTTGCTTTGTTGTGTAAACAGGAGATCGCTAAGGCGTTCCCTAGTATTTTGGAGGTTCTTTGAGCGATATAACGATGTGTGTAGGCGAAGGATGCCTAAAGAAGGAGAGCTGTTATCGGTTCACAGCACAGGCTAGTGAACGACAGAGCTTCTTTACCGAAGCCCCCTTCTTTGTTATCTTCGGAGACAAGCAGGGGTGTGATTATTATTGGAAAGAGGAGAAACCTAATGCGTCTTGAAACAATTGAAAACATCTTGGATGAATATGACTTCCACCGGGTGCATAAGGTCATGGAAGCCCTAGAGTGGCACTGGTGCTCCGCTGATGACGGCATTCCCTCTATTGGGGAGCTTCGCAGGCAGGCGCGGGGTCTCTTAGAAGATGTGTACCGCTACGAAGACAGCCCTTCTATTCTGATGGGCTGCGGAGGCTTTGAAGCCACCCGACTCATGGAAGTTGGTAGTTTGAATAAATATCTCTCCCTTAAATTTGTTGTAGAAGAAGGAAACAATCATGAATGAACCAATTGAATTCCCAGAAACTTATAGTTTTAACTACTCTGACGGTGACTGCCGTAGTGTTCGTGTGTCTTTCACTCCCGGAGACACTTGGCCGGAGGTGTTGGAGCAGTTTATAGGCTTTCTAAACAATGTGTATGGCTATGATATTCGTCAGAAGGTGGGCGTTCGTGCAGACCGACTAACTGCTTCAATGCTTAACGAAACTTGGAGTGGTGCTGTGTTTAACCCGGAGGATGAGCTGTGAACTATTCATCACGCATCTTCCTGAACAAGAAAACAGGAATGGCAGCTATGCAAGTGAATTTTGACGTAACGGCAACATATGTTGATTCTTCTATTGTCCTAAGCGACTGCGGCAGGCAAGTAAACATTGATCTTGATAGCCACACCGCTAAGGGCTTTGGTGAACGACAGTTGAAGCTCCATGTAATCATTCATGAACTTATGAAGCTGGAAGATCAGATGGCTATTTATCGGGACTCTCCTGACTTTAAGAAGGCATATAAATGACAAAAGAAGAACGACTTGCGGATCAAAGAGAACGAAGACTCTTTAATGAAAACGCTTACACAAAGAAGTATGAGAAAACAGTAAATGGGTTTCTTATGAGACTGTATAGGAACATGAAAAGCAGGATTACGGGGGTGAATCATAAAAAAGCACACCTGTACGCGGGGAAAGAGCTTTTAGATAAAGAAGACTTCTACGAGTTTGCGAAATGCTCTCCCATGTTTATTGTTTTATTTGAGCAATATAGTAAAGGAGGCTTTCAAAGAAAAGAAGCCCCTTCACCTGACCGTGTAAACGCTAAAATAGGATATACTTTGGACAACATTCAGTGGGTTACACAGTCCGTTAATTCAAGCAGATCAGCAAAGGCAAGACATGGATAAAGCAATTAAGATTCTGGTTATCCCAGACACACAATGTAAACCGGGAACACCTACAGATCATCTAGGGTGGGCTGGTGACGCCCTCTGTGACTACCGGCCTGATGTTGTTGTACACCTTGGAGACCACTGGGATTTCCCGAGCCTCAGTAGTCACGACAAGGCAGGCAGTAAGTACTTTGAAGGTAAGAGATATCTGGCAGACGTAGAAGCAGGCAACAAAGGAATGGAAGCCTTATTGTCTCCTTTGAGGGAGCTTCAGCGGGTTCAAAAGGAAAACAAGCATAAGGTGTATAAGCCCCGTCTTGTGTTTCTTAAAGGGAACCACTGTAACCGGCTAACACGGGCTGTTAACAATAACCCAATGCTTGAAGGACTTATGACCTTTGATCATTTAGACCTAATAGATTGGGAAGTACATGAGTTTCTTCATCCGGTGTTTATTAATGGTGTTGGGTTTAACCACTACTGGCCTGTTGGCGCTATGGGCCGTCCTGCCGCTTCTCCTGCTGCAATTGTTTCTAAACTGCACATGTCTTGTGTTGCTGGTCATCAGCAAGGTCGATCAGTGGCTTACGGCAAGAGAGCAGACGGTCAGAGTATTTGTGCCATCATTGCAGGTAGTTTCTATCAGCACGATGAGGATTATATGGATCAGCTTAGTAATAAGCATTGGCGTGGTCTGGTTGTATTGAATGAAGTTGATGACGGACACTTCGATGAAATGTTCCTCAGTATGGAGTATTTGAAAGGCAAATATGGAAAAGAGTTGTGATGGTTGTTTTTATGAAAAAGTACACGGATCACAAGACCCTTGTATTTCCTGTGGTTCTGGTTACAATTATGATAAATGGGTGGCAGTGGGTTTTCTAAAGAACGTCCCTGATGATACAGACAGCTTAGAAGGTCAGCACGTGATGGATCAAATGATTGCCCATCTAGAGCGTGTGAAGCCCTTGGAAGCAAAGGGCGTTAAATATGACAGCGGTAAGCTACAATGGACTCTGCTGCCCTTCAGAGCAATCAACGAGGTGCTAGAGGTGCTTTCCTTCGGTGCTAAGAAGTATGCTGCTGATAACTGGAAGATTGTCCCTGAAGCCCGCACCCGCTATGTGGATGCAGCTTTCAGGCATCTAACCGACTGGCACTTGAAAGAGAAGCTAGATGGGGAAACAGGAAAGAGTCACTTGGCCCACGCCATTTGCTGTTTGTTGTTTCTTCTGTGGTTTGAGCAAGAAGACCGTGTATGATCTACACCTCTCACATAAAGAGCAGCTATAGCTCAGGAGGGCTTCGACGGCAAACCGTCCAAGACTTCCTGAGTGCTGTGGCCTTTGTAGAGCAGTTTAAACGGTTTGACCAAATTTATGTTTATGAACAAGAAGGAAATGAATGACAACAACAACCCTCCCAAGCCTCCGCGCACAAGTGATTACCCGCCGCACCTACAACCGTCCTTTGGACTCAGGCGGCTTTGAGAACTGGGAACAAACCGTAGACCGTGTTATTGGTCATCAGCGCTGGCTGTGGAAACGAGCAGAAGCAGCCCCTCTTGCTATTGATGAAGAACTCGATGAGCTTCGCACCCTCATGCTGGAACGAAAGGTACTCACCTCTGGCCGTACCCTGTGGCTTGGTGGCACTGAGGTGGCTAAGAAGCGTGAAGCCAGTCAATTCAATTGCTCTTTCACCAACGTAGAAACAGTTATGGACTGTGTTGATGTGCTGTGGCTGTTGCTTCAGGGCTGTGGTGTTGGATTCCGGCCTATTGTCGGGCAGCTTACTGGCTATGAGAAGAGTGTTGAGAAGCTAACTATTATTCGTTCAGCCCGTACTGAGAAGGGTGGCGACCAAGACAACAAGGAAACCTTTAAAGATGGAGTTTGGACAATCAAAGTTGGTGACTCCGCTGAAGCATGGGCTAAAAGCATCGGTAAGCTGGTCGCTCATAAGTTTCCCGCCAGTGAACTTGTACTTGATTTCTCCGAGATTCGTCCGGCAGGAGACCGATTGGCAGGATATGGATGGATTAGCTCCGGAGATGCCTCCCTTGCAGCCGCCTACACCGCCATCCACGCAATCCTGAACCGTCGAGCTGGCTCCCTGCTTAATCGCATGGACATTCTTGATCTGGTTAACTGGATGGGTACTGTACTTTCAAGCCGCCGGTCAGCAGAGATTGCCTTGTTTGAATATGGTGAAGACGAATGGCAAGAGTTTGCTGTTGCTAAGGATCAGTTCTGGGTTAATAATCCACAACGAGCACAAAGCAATAACAGCCTATTGTTCACTCAGAAGCCTACGGTTGCTGCTTTGGAACACATCTTCAAGCTGATGGTGGACTCCGGAGGCTCTGAGCCCGGCTTCATCAATGGACAGGCTGCTGTGAAGCGTGCTCCTTGGATGAAGGGGGTTAATCCTTGTGCTGAAATCTTGCTCGGTAACAAGAGCTTCTGTAACCTAACTGAGGTGGATTTGCATAAGTTTCATGGGGACTCAGCAGGCCTTCGTCGTGCTGTCCACTTGGCTGCTCGTGCCAACTATCGACAAACATGTGTTAATCTGCGTGATGGTATTTTGCAAGAAGC